GGTAGACGTTATACTAGAGATATCTCCGCAGGTAACGTAGGTATTAATATGTTCATGGCTCCAATCTTAGAAGAGCAAGAGCGTCTTATTAGGAATAAGAAGAAGCAGTGGCATCCTCGTCTTGTATTCCTGATGGGCAACCATGAGTATCGTATTGATCGTGCTGTGCAGAATGATGCAAAGCTTGATGGGCTTATTAGTTACAACGACTTTAACCTAGAGGGATGGGAAGTGTACAACTTCTTAGAGCCTGTAGTTATTGATGGTGTTTGCTATAGCCACTACTTCACCTCTGGTGTTATGGGAAGACCCGTGTCTTCTGCCAAGCTGCTACTTCAGAAGAAGTTTATGAGTTGTGTTATGGGCCATGTACAAGATCGTGACATTGCTTATGCACGTCGAGCAGATGGTAAGAACATGACAGGATTGTTCGCTGGTATCTATTATCAACATGATGAAGAGTACCTTAACCCACAAACTAATGGATCATGGTCTGGTCTATGGGTATTTAATGAAGTTAAAGATGGTGGCTTTGACGAGCTTCCAGTATCAATGGATTATTTACGGAGGACTTATGGCTCTAACACTGGAAGAGTTGAAAGAACGCTTAAAGCAGTTGGATGAAATGATAGTACTTGAACTACTGCAATTAGAAAGTGATGACTTAGTGGAGCGTTATGAGGATGTTATAATTAATAACTTCACTGAGTTAGAAACACAACTGGAGGATGTTTCATATGATTAAAAACGAACCTACTATAGACCTTGATGCTTTAGATGCCCTTTGCCCACCAACTAAACGACAGGTAGGAGGCGATCACTACACTACGTTAGCCATCCAACCTATGGAGTATTCAATGAGTAATAAGCTAAATGCTTTACAGCATACAGCTATTAAATATATTACACGTTACCCGAGCAAGGGAACTCCTATCGAAGATTTATTCAAGGCACGACATTGCATAGACATGTTACTTGAGTACGCGGAGGAATGAGTATGTGGATTGAGTTAGAAGAAGAATACATTAACTTAAACCAGATAGTTTTCATTAACCCTCTGGCTCGCCTAGCTGTAACAAGTTCAGGCAACAGCGTGACTCTTAGTGAAGACATGCTAAAGAATCTACTTAAACATATTGAAAAGGAAAAGAAGAATGAACGGCCCACAAACAAGACTAAGTCAAGAAGTACACGCAACAAAGTATCGGAGTGAAGGTGAGAGTTTTAAAGAAGCACAGAACCGATTCGCGTCTACCCTTGCAGACAACGAGGAACATTTTTACTCACTGCGATCCATACTGCTTGAGCAGCGTTTCATGGGAGGTGGTAGGACACAACTGGCTATTGGCTCACCGAATCAGACTACAGCCTTTAACTGTTTTGTATCCTCACCTATTCAAGATAGCTTTGACAGCATCATGGATATCGCTAAAGAAGCAGGGCGTACAATGCGTAAAGGCGGTGGCATTGGCTACGATTTCTCTCGCTTGCGCCCTAAAGGTACTCTCATTGCTTCCCTAGGCAGTCAAGCCTCTGGCCCGATTAGCTTCATGCGTATCTATGACAGCCTGTGTAAGACAGTGAGTAGTGCAGGTCATCGACGTGGTGCTCAGATGGGTGTGTTACGTGTTGACCATCCTGACATTGAAGAGTTTATCCATGCTAAACAGAACTCCACAGAGCTAACTGCTTTTAATATCTCTGTTGGTGTGACGAACAAGTTCATGGAATGTGTACGCGATAAGCAGATGTTTGATCTCACCTTTGAAGGAACTGTACACAAGCAAGTATTCGCTCCTGCTCTATGGGAAATGATCATGCGTAGTACATGGGATTGGGCAGAACCAGGAATTTTATTTATTGATCGTATCAATGATAGCAATAACTTGCATTACTGTGAGACTATAGAAGCTACTAACCCATGCGGTGAACAGCCTTTACCATCTAACGGGGCGTGTCTACTAGGCTCTTATAACCTAGTTAAGTACGTTGACTTTGATGATGAGGGTACTCGGAGCTTTAACTTTGCACAGCTTATGCAGGATATTCCTATTGTTACAAGAGCAATGGATAACATTCATGATAATACTGTGTTTCCTTTAGAGGAACAGGCAGCAGAGAGTAAAGCAAAGCGTCGAATGGGCTTAGGCGTTACTGGTTTAGCTAATGCAATTGAAGCTTTAGGGTTCCCATATGGTAGTGAGAAGTTTGTGGCAGTGGCTGAGGATATCTTTAAAATCCTACGTGATGAAACCTATCGTGCTTCTGTTGCGTTGGCTAAAGAGAAAGGTGCTTTCCCTGCTTACGCCCCTGAGTACCTTAAAGGGGAGTTTATTAAGACTCTGCCTAAGACTATACGGGCTGGTATCCGTAAGTATGGAATACGCAATAGCCACCTTCTTAGCTTTGCACCTACTGGTACTATCTCTCTTACTGCTGATAATGTTAGTGGTGGGATTGAGCCTGTATTTAGCCACAGCTATGATCGTACTATCCAGACAGAAGATGGGCCTATCATTGAAGAAGTCATGGACTATGGGTATCGTACTTGGGGCGTTAAAGGCCGCACTGCTAACGAGTGTACTGCTGATGAGCATCTGGCTGTACTAGCATTATCAACTAAGTATGTAGATAGTGCTGTAAGTAAAACCATTAACTGCTCTCCTAACATGGCGTGGGAAGACTTCAAAGCTATCTATATGAATGCTTGGGAGATGGGTTGTAAAGGGTGTACCACGTTTAACTCAGGAGGTAAGCGATATGGTATTCTTAATGTGAAAGAGGAACCTAAAGAAAAAGAGGCAGAGGCTTGTTACATTAACTTTGAAACTGGGCAGAAGGAATGTAGTTAATTTCCTAGGAAACTCAGGCAAAATAAAAGGGGCTTAATTGCCCCTTCTTTGTGTCTGCTAATCTCTTAGCTTTTGCATATACTCTTGATCAGCCTTTTTAATAGCTTTCTCACGACCACCTAATCCCCAATCATATAACACCCTACCAACAACAGGCATAGTTTTCATGAGGTTAATAGGTAACTGTGATTCCTCTATAGGCACTCCCTTAGCTTGACGTTGTATTTCTGTCATACCTCCAGTAAAAGGAGCCATGCTAGGAGTAAGCCAACCGCCAATAACAGAACCAAAATCACCCTTCTCTAAATCACCAATAGAATACTTGTTGATAAAGAATAAGGCTGTTAAGTTCTCCACTACGTTATCAGGAATATCTTCAGGATGGAATCCCTCACCAGCCATGAAGTCTTTAGCCTCGTCTACTGTACCACCAGCAAGGCCAATATAAGCAGCATACTTGAGAGCTGCCTTAGTAGCACCTACCTTATCAGTCTTACCTTTCTTGATGATATCATTGTGTAGTAAGGTTAGCTGCTTCAAACCAAAAGACTTGAGAGAGTAAGCAATGCGTCCATCAGGATGGTTAAGGTATTTCTCAGGCATCTCACTAAGAGCTGCTGGTTGAGTATCTAATAGTTCATGCATCCGATACAGTTCAGTATCAGGAGTTTCAACACCATTCTTTAGATCGTACACCAACTGATCAAAGTCCTTACCATAAGCCTCACCATATTTCTTCTTAAGAACAGCTACACCTTTAGGTGATGATGCTAATTTCTTTCCTTTAAGCATGGATGCTTCAAGTAGAACTTTCTTACCAAATCTATCAATAGCTCTAAAGCCACTCATGGATAATGAAGCATCTAACCACTTCTTAGTTGCTCCACTCTGGTTCATTTCAGCAGCTACAGTATTTGCTAAACCAGCATCATGTACCTTTGTACTCTTAAAATTAAGAGCACCTTTGATTGTAGGCATAATCCCATGTAGGTAGGCAGCCGTACCTATATCCTTTAACTGAGTAGCTGCTGAACGGAACTGACCAAGTGAGGACATATAGCCAATGTCTTTAACAGTACTTACCCAGCCCGTCATTGCTTCCTCGCCCTTAGTGAAACGAGCTTGCAGCATTTCCTTAATCTGCTCAAAGCCAGTGTCATCAATACGACCTCGTCTAAGTTCCTCACCTAGAGTCTTATATAGGATAGCATCCTCGTCAATATCACCACTCTTGAGGTTTGAAACACCTAAGAACTTCTTCTTCTCAAAAGAACGAGTAGAGGAATCAATGTACTTAACAATAGAAGAACCAGCATCATCGTAGAACTTCATTAACTCAGGAGGTACATCTTGAACAGAACGATGTGCCTTATGTCCAGTCAACACGCGAGGGTATGCTTTGTTCATAGCAACTGTAACCAACTTAGTCACAGCCTCTTCAGGTAGTTGATTGATGTTTTTCACACCTTCCTTTTCCAGTAACTCTTTCAGACTTTTCCGTAGTCCATTCGCTGCCTCTGGATCTTTCTTGCCTATTGCAGCACGTAAACCTTCTAAGTCTTTCACGCTACGAGGGAAGTAGTTTTCTAAAGATTTGAAATCCTTAATCTGTGACTCAAGTAACTTACCATCTTCTGCTACCATGTTTTTAATAACATTCAGTTCAGCTCGACCACCTCTAGTGAGTAGAGCCTTAGCCCCATCATAATCACTATTCATTAAACGCTGACCAATCTTCTCCCTTTCATTACGTGTGTACTTTTTCAGTGCTTTAAGAAAAGGAGCAGCCTTGTCCTGACGTTCCTGTGTCTTCTTTAAAAGACCTACCTCATACTTCCGTAGTTCATGATGTACTCTAGGAGAGAACTCTTTAATACGAGAAGAGATACCTAGCACAACCTTAGATGCTAGACTAGCTTCCTGTGCCTTTTCTGACATCTGTACAGCAGTTTCAGGAGTAGGTATCTTAGGCTCTCTATTAGCAATCTTAGAAGCTTTAAGTAAATCCTCTGGTGATAGACCTAGCTTTTGAGAAGCTGCCTCCACTGCTTGTTCAGGAGCAGTACCATATGCAGCTATGTTGTGGGAGACTAGTACATCAAGATCGTCTAATGCTTGGTTAGCTCCTTTAACAGACTTAGCCGTGATTGCTTGACCTATCTTATTGAAACCATAACCAGCAACAGGAGCCAATATAGCTCCAGCTATTACATGACCACCAGCTTCAACTGGATCAACTTCGCCTTTATGAAGTAACTGATCAGCTACGGAATAAGAACCACCTACAGCACCACCTATTGCAGCCATCCCTTTATATGTAGCACCTACAGGGAGAAGAGATGTTGGGTCAGTTAAAGCACCTACGATGTTGCCAAAGGTGGAACCCTCAACATCACCATACTGTTCCTGTAAGCGTTGTTCACGTAAAGCAACGATACGTTTACGACGTTCATCAGTACCTATGTCATTCCAATCATCACCATATAACTCCTCAGATGAAGAGTACCTAGGAAGATGATAACCCTCTTCCTCGTTCCAATAGGATATCTCAGGGGCAGCGCCTGTTACAGCGCCTAGATAGTCACCAGCCTGTTGAGAGAATGTTTCACCTTCTGCAAAGCCTTTAGCAAAGGAAGTTTCTCCCTCTACTGGAGGGGCCACAGAAGGTTGCTGCATCTCCATCAACTCTTTCCATGTAGGTACAGATGAACCTTTATCCACCTGCATCTCCATTAACTCTGCCCATGTAGGAGTTGTCATATTATTTACCTGTATATGGATATACTTTCTGATCAAAGCCAGTAGGGTCAATTAGAAACTGCTTCCCTGTCTCAGGGTGAGTCACTACTTGGTACTCCCTTGCCTTTCCTGTAGTAACTTTATGATAAAGATTGCGTGCTTGTTTACGAGTTACGTCAGCCTCTTCCATGATACGAGTAAGAGCCTCATTCTCCAAGGCAATACGATCAGACATAGACAAATTCTCTACGCCAGCAGGTGCAACTTGAGAGGTAAGTTGTTGTACTACAGAAGCAGCAACAGCATCTTGTGGAAGTAGAGCTGACTCAGGAGTAGTCTCAGGAGTAGACTCAGGAGTAGACCCAGCAGTAGACTCAGGAGTAGGCGTAGGAGTAGACTCAGGAGTAGACTCAGGAGTAGACTCAACAACGGGGTTTGTCCAAGTAAAACTATCAAACAGAGTCCCTGAACCCTTTATATGAGTAGCTGCTTCACCCACAGCTTGATTATGGGCTTCAACTAAATTACCATAGTCAGCTTCAAGCTCTCTAGTACGTGCAGCTATCCACTCACTCATGAGTTGCTTACCTTGTCGATCAAGACCACCAATAGTACTTGTCCAGCCTTCACCTGCCATGGATTTTAATGCTGCATCTTTGTCACTTCCCGTTACAGACCCAGGATTTCTTCCCTCAGTGAAAGGTATAGCACCATCAGGTAAAGGTACCCATTTATTATCCTTACGATACACAGGAACATCGCCTCTCATGCCACCTAATACTTTAGTGCCATCAGGTAGCAAGTAAGTTTTAACACCAGATGTTTTTATTGCCTTAACTTGTTGGGCCTTCTCTAGATCGTTTGCTTCTTGATGTAGAGCCATTGCCTGTGCATAATCACCACTAACCATTAACTTCCGAGCAGCAGCACGTAGTCCCTCAACAGAACCTAAGTCACCTCCTGCTAAACCCTCACGAATACTGGAGGCTTGTGCCATCTCAGGAGTCTGTAAACCAAAGGCTGAATTAATACCAGCACCTAACATCTGACCACCAGCAGAACCAATAGCATAGTCTGCTGACATACGACCAGCTTGATCTACAGCATTCTGTACACGTCGCTGTTGAAGTACATCAGGATGCATACCAAATAAACTTAATACGTCACTCATAATTAAAATCCTCCGCTGTGTGTGCCATCAGAGCGTCGACGATATGAGCCAACTAAATTTCCGCCATGTGGGTTATACACAGGTGCGTTACCTCTATGAGCAGGGAGGGGGTTATACTTCATGAAGCCTCTACCCGCAGTACCTCCGCCAAAGTTAGCAACTGAACCTCCTGAACCACCAAGTCTACCTAAGCTACCACCTAAACCTTGCAGACCACCAGCTATAGACTGACCTCTACGTGCCATATAACCAGCACCCTCACCATAAGCATTGATTAGATTCTGCATGGCATTGGAATGAGCAGAAGCTTGCTGTGAACCTAAGTCACCACCAAGACCTAACATACCTAAACCAAGTTGATCCATCGCTTGACCTTGACTGAACATACCTAAACCTAAATTCACATCACGTTCTTTTTGCATCTGTGCTTGGTTGAAAGCATTAGCTCTATCAGCAGCATCCTGTTGTGCAAACGCTTGAGCAAAGCCATAACCTTGTGGGCTGAGTTTTCCTGCACCAGCACCAGCTCCTAGAGCTTCACCAGCAACACGTAAGCCTTGTGTACCAGAACCAAACATACTCTCGCCTAATGCTTGAGCTTCAGCAGCACGACTACTAGCTCCTAAAGCACGTTGACGATCATACATCTGTCCAGCTAGTTGGTCATAATCACCACCAGCAGCTTGTAGAGCAGACTGGCCTAGACCAAACATCTGATCTTGTTGTTGTTGATAACGAGGGTCAAGATCAAACTTAGCTTGTCCATCCTCAAAGGATGCTGAACCTGCACCAGTAGTTACACCATAAGGTTTATACTGGCCACGTTCCCATGCCTGATCGCCAGCAGAGAACATCTTGTCTCCTGCCTGACCTAGTTTCTTTTGTGCTTGGTAGGAACCAACAGCCCCTAACAAAGATGGGAGTAAATTCCACATTATGCAGTCCTCTTCCAGAAGTATACAGTTATGTA